CTATTAATACTCAATTCGTTTTATTCTATCAAATTACCCCTCTAAGGTTAGTTTTGAGGAAACTTCTCGTCGTGTTTTTGCTGATATACTTCCGGATACTTTTCTTTCAAAATTGTGAGCTTATTGGCTTTGTCAAGCTCATCCCAGCTCTTTGCTGATAGATCAGCCAGTTCGGTAACACTCTTATTATTAATCTGATATGCAACTCCTGAGCGTTTTGGAATCGATTCCAGTGTTTTCTTAGCGCTATCGAAATCAAGGTCAAAAAGCTTCAGATATGATTCAATGGCAGCAGCATCAATGCGTGCATCTTTCACGGCTGCATCAACGAGTGATTTTGCTTCAGCTTTTAGCGCGATTACTTTTGCGTTCGCAATCTCAGTGAGTTTTGTTTCAGCGATTGTCAGTTTTGTTTTTGTTTCCGACAATTCAACCTCAATACTGGTTGTTTTTTCCTGCAATGCCTTTACGACATTCACATATTCAGATTCAATGGCTGATTCAGCCAGATTTAAAAGTTTAGCAAGTTCTTTCATTTGATTTTTTGTTTTAAAAGTAGGTTGCCCTTCAAAAAGAGCGATTATGTTTGCATCATTCATCTCTATTTTCTCGCCTGCCTGGTCATATAGCTGCACAAAAGCATTTTTATTAGATCCGAAAGCGACGGGAGAGACTTCTTTAAGTTTCCATTTCGTAATAGTCGGCCCTTTTTGACCGGCAAGCTTTAAAGAGGGTTCATCCGATAATTCAAGTGGTAAGGCACCGATACTTACCATGTTTAAATAGCCGTTTTCCATCTTACGGGAAATATTGGCTGCAACTGGATCCGATTCGTCAAAATTCGTAGTCCCTACTAATTGACCATCTTCGAGATGAACATCATCCCATTTGCCAATTGGAGGTTGACCATGATCATGTGCATTAAGCATGACAGGATTCTTTAAAAATTCCGATAAATCACATCCTGAAGTCAACATACGAAATCCGTAAGTGTTAACTGAATCATCTGATAGTGTCACTTTTTTTACGCAAGCCATATTCGTGAATCATAATCTTGTTAAGCTGTCTTTATTTCAGTTGCAAATTTCTTTTGTTTACAACCTCTTTCCAAAAATATATGACAACTTGTCAGATATTTTTTTATATCGCAGTTAGAATGGCTTATTTTGTGATGCAATTCAGAAATAGAATCGATAATAAAAAGCTATGGCTAAAACACGAACAAAAGACGATCTATCCCGCAGACGCGATTATGCACAACTTCTCTTTGTTAATCAAAAATTAACACAGAAAGAAATAGCCCTAAAGACAGGAATATCGGAGGTGACCATATCGAAATGGGCTAAAGCCGGCAAATGGGACGGGTTACGCAAAACAATATCGGTCACACGTGAGGAGCGTATGCGTTCAACGATCGATCAACTTACAGATCTTGATAACTTGATTGCATCACGCGAAGAAAAATACTGCTTCCCTTCAAAAGATGAAAGCAATATACGTCGTCGCTTAGTTGCCGACCTGGCATCTCTCGAAAATGAATGTGGCCTCACGGATGTGATTAACGTATCGATCAAACTACTCGAATGGCTTCGTCCCATCGATCCCGAAAAAGCGAAAGAGATAAGCCATATTTTCGACGGTTATATCAAAGATCAGTTACGCTAATGGTAAATGGTTAACGGTAAATTGTAAATAATTAAATTGTAAATTAATGAGGCCCGGCGAACGTTCTTCACTCGACAAATGGCAACACTACCGCAAATCCCTTCTTAGCGATTCAGGTGTCGACCTTTCCATATCCGAAGCTGAGCGAATGAAACACCGGACATATCTCGAAGCTCATCCGCTTGAATGGATGAAATTCTTCTTTCCAAAATATGCTTCCTCTGAGTTTGCTCCTTTTCATGTTCGATTTATAAATCGAGTACTTGGTGCACCGGAATGGTACGAAGTCGTATCATGGAGTCGTGAACTGGCTAAGGATACCGTCGCCATGTTTGTTCTTCTTTATCTTGTTTTGACCGGTCAGAAAAAATTCATTGTCCTGGTATCATCGGGTGAGGATGCCGCAATAGAGTTGCTCATGCCTTACATGCTCAACCTCGAATCGAATCAGCGCTTGATTGCCTATTACGGTCAGCAAAAGAATTATGGCGATTGGGAGGAAGGTAACTTCTCTACACAAGGGGGTGCAAAGTTCATCGCCCTCGGTGCCGGGCAATCTCCTCGTGGAAAGAAGAACGAAGAGGTGCGCCCTGACTGCATCATTGCTACCGACCTCGATACCGATGAAGATGTGCGCAATATCACAACTGCAAAAAAGAAATTCGATTGGTTCGAGCAGGCTCTTTTACCTACACGCTCAATAAGTAAACCTCTTCTCGTATTGATACTCGGTAACATCATCGCCAAAACCTGTTGTGTCACTCTTGCAGCTCAAAAAGCTGACAAACATGATGTTGTCAATATTCGTGACAAAAACGGTAAAAGCACATGGCCCGCTAAGAACACGGAAGAGATGATCGATCGTGTGTTGTCAAAGATCAGCACAAAATCCGCTCAGCAGGAATATTACAACAATCCTCTATCCGAGGGCGATACCTTTAAAGAAATCACCTGGGGCAAATGTCCTCAACTTTCCTCATTGCCTTATGCGGTTGTCTATGCCGATCCGGCAACATCCAACAAGGACAAACAAAAATCAGGAGGAAGTTACAAAAGTGTGTTCCTGGTTGGGTACAAAGATTCAAAATTCTACATCTACAACGGATTTCTCGACCAGGTACCGAATGCCGAATTCGTCGGATGGTTCTATGCCATTCGTGATTATGTTAGCAAAAAAACTCAACTATATAACTATATCGAAAACAACACCTTGCAGGATCCTTTTTTTGAGCAGGTTTTTATTCCTCTTTTTGCCGCTCTCGGTAAAGAACGCGGGTTAATTGGCATCGTCCCGGACAGCCGTAAGAAACCGGACAAATTCGTGCGCATAGAAGGGAACCTTGAACCTCTAAACCGTAACGGACAATTGATATTCAACATCGACGAACGTGATAACCTAAATATGCAACGTCTCGAAGAGCAGTTTCTTTTATTGAATCCACAATTAAAATCACCTGCCGACGGCCCTGACTGCATCGAAGGTGCGGTTTACATTCTTAACGAAAAGCGTGCGCGTCTCTCATCCGATTCCCTCGTAATAGGGAAAAATAAAATAAACTCAAAAAGATATTAACATGTTAATGTTACGAAAAATCGGGTTATCAATCGCTATTTTACACGTGCGCTGGCAGGCTTCTCCATTCAAGCAAAAGCAGGCTATAAAAAAAGCAATCAGGCAAAACAAACAAACCGGAATGCGATATCGGGTTTTCTTTATCGGAGGAAGATATCGGGTTTGGCAACGCAACGATATTCGTCACCTTCGCAATGCGGGGCTGTTTAAATGTGAATTGAAGCCCGGAGCTGATTTTGATAAGATAGCTATTTACGACACAATAAAATTAAATCCTCATGTTCATTTCAATAGATGAGCTTAATACAGTTCTATATGCAGAGAATATCGATGCCGTTTCAGGTGGTGATGATACAATCATCACTGCAGCGATCATGGGTGCAATTGCTGAAGCAACGAGCCATTTGTCACGTTTCGACACTACAACGATTTTTGCCGCTACGGCAGATGCCCGTGATCCGTTACTCCTCATTTTCGTAAAGGATATCGCAGTCTGGCATTTCGTCAACCTTGCTAATGCGGGTACCGCTCTTGAGTTTCGTCGCAGCCGCTATAACGCGGCAATTGCGTGGTTAGAGGATGCAAATTCAGGAGATGTGCAAACGGTATTTCCCTTGCTTCCGGTAAGTGATGGGAGTGGTACCGTCTTTTATGGCTCGAATCCGAAACGGGATCAACATTATTAATTTTTACCAATCATGGCAAATAACAATATTACAGTGAAAAAAGGCATTAAGCCTGGCAATCTCATCGTTAATCAGATTTTGGTACGTCCATTGTGGCGGATGAATTATGATATCGGTAAATGGCGTGAAGCAATCAAGATTTCCGATCTCGATCGTCGGCAAATGTTGTATCGTTTGTATGATGATATGTTGGTCGACGGGGTTCTGAGTCGTTCAATTGAAAAGAGAGGAGAGGCAATCACAAATTCAGAACTTGTTTTCACGGATAAAAACGGCAAAGCTGTTGATGAAATAACGAAGATCATCGACACGGCTCAGTTTGAGGATATGCTTTATGAGATTTACCTTACAAAAGCGTGGGGAACTACAGCCCTGGAATTTGACTTTTCAAAAGGTTTTAATTTCTCTTCTATTCCACGTCGCAATATCCGTCCCACACTGAAACAAATCGCCATCGACGAAAATGATGAGTTTGGCATACCTGTTTCCAACGATGAGAATATCATTTTTTTTGGTAAGGATAAAGATATGGGCTTTCTGATGAAAGCCTCTCAATATGTTATTTACAAACGAGGGGGCTTTGGTGATTGGGCGCAATATGTTGAGCTGTTTGGAATGCCACAACGGATCGGTAAATATAACACGACCGACACTGCCAGCCGCGATGCATTGATTCAGGCGCTTAAACAAGCCGGCAGTGCTCCTTATGTGGTTGTACCGAAAGATACCGATCTGGAAACAGTTCTTAACAAAGGACAGGGTAACAGTACTTTGTATGATGATTTTCGCAAAGCCTGTAATGAGGAATTAACAATCACCGTCCTTGGTAATACACTTACCACCACGCAGGGATCTGTGGGATCACAGGCATTGGGGACCGTTCACGCCGATGTGGAAGATGCCGTTCATAAGAGTGACCGGCGCTACATTCAACGAATGTTGAATAGCAAGGTTTTGCCGCTGATGGAAAAACGCGGCTTCCCTGTAGCAGGCGGCAAGTTTCAGTTTCCACAAGAAGAGGAAGAATTAGAGGTATCAGATTATGTAGAACTATCAACAATCATGCCTGTGCCTGTCTCTTTTCTTCAAAACAAGTTCAACATTCCTGCTCCGAAAGGAGACGAAGCCATTGCGGGTGCACGCGTTCCCGCACCTGGCCCCGATGCCGCTTCCGGCCCAACGGAACCGGATCCTGCTAACCCAAATCCGGATGATTCTGTCGATCCTGTAAAACCTTCTGATTCTGTCAAGAAAAAGCCGGATGTTCACGTGAAAAACAACGACGATCATAATTTTCTCATTCGCCTGAGGGATTTTTTCGTCCCGCCCCGCAACAACGGGGCTCCTTTAGACTTCTAATTTCTGATCTCTATTCTGGTTACCCTGAACCGAAGAATCATGATGAAGTAAATTTAGCCGACACATCATCCTCGATTGATATTTCAACACTCTTGAATAATGCTCTGAAAGATATCTATAACAAGGTTGTTGATGTCAAAACAGAGATCGAACCAAATCTTTTCAAAATAAGCTTTGATTCGCAAAACAAAGCAGTTGACACGGGTTTTGTGGATGTCAAGTTTGGTGAGCCTGATTTTGACTTTATCAACGAATTGAAATACAACAATGGCGTTTTCGCAGCCTTCCGCACGCACAGGCAACAGAATGACCTGGCAAAACAGTTGCTTGACGACAAAGGCAATCTAAAGTCATTTGATCAGTTCAAACAAGATACGCAACCCATTCTTGGCGAGTATAACAAAAACTGGCTGCAAACTGAATATGACACTGCGGTTATACGCGCCCGCATGGCAGCAAAATTCAAGAAGTTTCAACAGACAGCAGATGTGTTGCCAAATTTGAAATGGCTTCCGACAACTTCTCCTGATCCTCGTGAAAGTCACGAGAAATTTTATTACATTGTGCGACCGCTCAACGATCCCTTTTGGAATGATCATTTCCCAGGCAATGAATGGAACTGCAAATGTGGAATCACCAGCACAGATGAAGCTGTGACTGATTTGCCTGAAGGCTATCAATCATTTGATGATCCTCCTGCCGGCTTAGATCAAAACCCAGCCTTCACGGGGCAGATATACAGCTTTTCGCACCCCTATTTTACAATAGGGTATCTGGCATATAAGAAATTGATGCCACTTGTTCAAAAGTGGCTTGACGACTATTTTGAAAACAAGCCGCCGATGTTTCCTATATACACTAAAATAGTGTCTCAAAAGGGAATAAACATATCAATTACAAAAACATTTCAGGCGCAAGATGCAAAAATGAATATAACAATAGCAAAAAAGATCGGAGTATTGCTGAAGGATAATAAACAAGAAGCAACTATTTATATCTTGCCCGCATTGATGCAAGATGTGCCGGTTCAAAACAAGTTACGCAAATACCTGCTTCCAAAAGATACGCCAGCCGGCAAAAACCCGGATTTCCTTATAAATAGAACATTATTTGATTGTAAGATCACTAAGGGAGGGCGAAATTCACTACAAAGCTATGTTTCTGATGCCAATAAACAGGCAAGTGGAGTGATAATCGACTATCAGGGGAAATTAAGCTATAATGAGGTATTGAAAGCCATAATCGGACAGGCAAAATATTGCAACAAATTGCAGGATTTTTGGATAATATATAGAGGAGAATTGAACCAATTTAAAAGAAAAACGTGGTATCCATAAAAGACAAAAGCCGACCGAAGCCGACTTTTGTAGCGGTACTGGTCGACGATTGAATCGACCTGCAACCGACCTCAAAGATACAACACAAATTCTCATTTTCCAAATTTAAATATTAAAGCAATGAATGTTACTCAATTCAAATCCTTGATGGATGCAAAATCATCCAAGATCAATAAATACATTGATCATGAGCTGCCGATCCATGTCGGCAAAATTGCTGTCGATCATTATCAGGATAATTTTAGAAAAGGTGGGTTTGTTAACGACACGCTTGAAAAATGGCAACCAGCCAAACGGCTACTCATGAAATCTGAAGGAACGCAATACGGCACTCTTATGTCGAGCCGGCAGGAACTGTTCAACAGCATCTCTTACATTCCCGGCGATGGCCGGGTAACTATCCGGAGTGATAAGCCTTATTCAAAGATTCAGAATGAAGGGGGTGAGATTCATCAAAACATCACCATCACGCCAAAAATGAGGCGTTGGGCTTGGGCGATGTATTATAAAAATGGGGGTGATGGTGGTGGAGAAGCCTGGAAAGCGTTAGCTCTAACTAAAAAAACAATGCTCTCCCGAAACATCGTAATTCCAAAAAGGCAGTTTATCGGACAAAGCATTGCATTAAATGAAAAATTTCAAGGTCGCTTTAACGCCGATCTTGAAAAAATTCTGTTTGACAAATAACAGATTCTAATTTCTTATCTTCCTTCAAAATGAACAAACAAATTTATCTCGCTATCGGTACACGCCTTCAGAAGAATATAGCCGCGTTGAAATGGATTGGTTATGATTTCGGTCAGTTGGATGTTGCATATTCATCTACCGATCGCCCACCGGTTGTTTTCCCGTGTGTTTTGATTGACATCTCTTATCCGAATACGACTGATATGAATGCGCAATCAGGAGATCAAAAACAAAAGGTAAGCGCTCAAATAATTCTGAAGGTAGCCTTTAATCCCTTGTCGGATCGTAGTAACATGGGGGCTCCTGACGTTGATCGTTTATTAAGCTTGTCGCCTCTTGACACTGTTGCGGACATTCACGCAACCCTGCAGGCCTGGAACGGTTCTACGGATACAACGTCCGCTCTCTTCCGGCAACTCAGTCGCTCCCGTGCGGTGCCAGTCCCGCGCCCTGACGGCATCAAACTCTACGAAATAACCTACGACACTACTTTTATCGATATCCCATAAAAAAAGCCCCAAATCGGGGCTTTTTAGTTGTTTCAATG